GATGAGTCATCAGCTGTATTTGATAATGTATATTGATACGCTAGTAATTTAGAAATCTCAATATCAATAAACGGAGTTGATGTTTGATTACCACCATTAGTCATATTAACATTTAAATCAAACGATTTTGAACCTGATGGGTCATTTGATGTACTAAAGAGAACAACACCCTTTTCGTTAAAGTGGTTATTATCATTAAATTGTAGTGGTAAATCGTAAGTAATGTTAACGTCATCTACTGGTACAAATGTTCCATCGAATGTAGTAGTAGAAACAGAATCATTAACTTTAGCAATAAATGGTTGGAAATAACTTATATTAATATTGTCAATGCTTGAAATTTGAGCAGTAACACCAGTATCTAATCCAACTACATTTTGACCTGTAACAAACTTCTTAGTTGCTGTGGCAGAACTATTTTCAAGGTGCATAATATCTGGATTTTGTTTATCTAAATATGCTAACTCACCGACTGTTACTGGTTTGTGATTTACTGTTGCACCTGTGTAACCCCATTCACTTTCAAGTGTTAATGATGTTCCACTATCAACTGATGCAATTTTGTAAATACCATTGACGTTATTACCAGAATCGTGTAATCTAATAAAATCACCAGCACTATAAACATTGTCTAAGTTACTTCCGCCAGAAACCGTTGTACTGCTTTCAGATACAGAAACGTTAGCAGTTGGGAACGCAGCTTCATCTTGGTATATTTTTTCACCGACATTAAATTGTCCAGCAATATTTCCTACTGTTAAGAACTCTGGATTATTAGGAGTCATTTTCACAAGACCGGTTGCTGCATTAAAGTTAGCTCTTCGTAAAGTAAACTTCATGTCTTCGTCTTGGTAAGATGACCATGCTTGGTTATTTGTTGAAGTAAAGAGAACACCGTCACCCCAGTCCTGTACGATTGCAGAACCTTGTGAGTTACCTGGGGTTAAATCTGTTCCACCAACTTTAGATATGAATACTAAATAGTTAGGGTCAGATGCATCTGGTTGTAATACAATTGCATATTCTTTTTCAACATCAAGTTTAACAGGTGCGTCGAATGCAAATGTAGTTGCAACTGAAGCATCATCAGATGCAGCACTTGTTAAATCTGCAGGTAACTTATGTACTTTAGAGAATGGTACGATTTGATTAGTTGGATATCCGTTAATAACCTCACGCACTTGTAAAGTAATACCGTTATCAGTACTTACACGTTTAAAGAATACATCAACTTCAGATAAGAATACTGAGTTACTACCTTGACCCATACCTTTCTTAATAAAGAATGTTTGAGCGATCGGGTCACGACCTCTTACCCTTCTTGTAACGTTTCTTGTAGTTGTTCGTGTATTAACATCAAAGTCAGGTTGTCTTGTTGAAGTTGTTAGTGATGTTTTCTCGACACTAAAGTTATATGCACGATATGTAACGAATCCTTTCGATGTAGATGCTGAATCAATACTTGAATATGTGTCAACGTCTGCAACTTCTAATACTCTATCTCCAACATAGAATGTTTCAGCTGGAATATTAAATACAGCTCGTAAATTACCATTAGCGTCTGTTCTTATTGATGTAACACCTTTATCTCCAAGTCTTTCGATTCCGCTTACTGTATCAGCTGGAGAGCCTTTACAAATATGAGCATTAACATCTACACCATCAAAATAGAAATAATGTTCTGTGTCTGGTCTTAAACCACTCATATAAAGTTTAATGTCACGTGATGCCATAAATGGCTCAAATTGGAAGTTAGATACAAAGTCACCAACAGGTGAACTGATTGTATTATTATTAACTACAATTTCATTTAGTATTGTTGTGATTTGGTCTGTTGCAATACCAGCACCACCTCTTCCTGTTCTTTCAAAATCAATCTGCTGTACACGAGTATCAGTCATTGGAAGGAATCTTTGAATGACATCAACAAATTCTTGGAATGGTGTTCCTAAATCAATTTCTATTTCAACTGGGTTTGTTGTTGTATCATAAGCAGCATCGTAAGGTGGAGAAATAACACCTTCACCAACATATTTAAAGAAGTTACTTACGCAGTTTCTAAAGTCCGTTGCATAAGGCTGATTAATAATTTCAACATTACTATTTTTAGATAATGTACCAATTGCAGGGTCATTTACTGATGGGAAAAGGCTACCGTTTGTATTTGATTTATATTTTAAATCAATTGGGAATGTCTTAACTTCAGGTGTTAAAATCTTTTGGTTAAATGGAACTGCTGACCTAAACTCTGGATTACTGATATCAGATAGTGATAAATCATTAAATGGTTCTACAACAAATCCATTTTTAAATCTGTTTAATCCATTTTCGTCTGTAATTAATAAGTTTTGTGTATCTGACTCAAGCTGATTAAGGCTGATATAATAAGCCATATTGTCAATCTTCTGCTCAAGCGCATGCATATCTTTCATTCGATATGCTTTAACACCAGTTGGTTTAATTTTTACTGAGTAATCTCTTGCGTTCTTTTCAAATGCTACCTTAGATGAAAGTGCAGGGAAACTTGGAACAGTAACATCTGCAATAACAAGCTTATCATTTTCAACTTGAGGTGGAACTGGACGTCTTGCTTCCTTACCTTTAATGATTGAAATTTCACCGTAAGAATCAGCAACAATAGCATCAATACGTTTGAGATAATATTCAATATCAGTTGTTACACTTTCATTAATTGCTGGAATTAATGGTGCACCGTAAGCAGCAAAGGTTGCTTGTGTTTGTCCGACTGCAGGTAGAGCAGAGCCACCGTCTGCAGTTGACTCATTTGCACCGTAAGTAGCGTTAGATTCTTTATCACAGTGTGGTCTAAAGTCTAAGCAGTCTTGTAAGTTATATACCACTCCTGTGTCACTTGTATGTACCGGTATGTCACTTCTATCAAGTGTATTCGGGTAACTATTGATTGAGAAAAAGTACTCACCAGTAGCACCTGAGACTTGGAATGATTCTAATTGTATTAAAAGATCGCCATCAGCTGGCTTTGGTCGACCAGGAATATATTCCATAAATGATAAGTCGTAGTACTGGTCTTTTTGGTTTGTATTTAGTTTAAAGCTATTTGTAAATATAGCACCAGTTGAATCTTTAACTGTTTTAATTTTAAATACATCTGGGAAACCTAAGTTGTATTGAGTATTAGCAGGTGTAGCATTACCTGAGTAAATTACCTTAATCCAAGAATCTCTTACCACTTTATTATATGAGTCAATACCGTTACTACCAGTGCCTACCAATCTTCTGTTGTGGTAAATATAAACTGGGTTTTGCGCACTTGAATTAATAGTTAAATCCATTTGAGAATTGTTTAGTGACTTTGTTAATCCAGTTACAGCTTCTCTTACTCCGTTACCAGTGATTACTAAAATGTCATCTTGTTGACAATCAAAATCTTCACCAGGGTTTGCTGTTAGTGTAATTGTACCACTTGAATGGTTAGCTTGAACTTTTTGTCTTACAGGAACTAATGTATCAGTTAACTCAAACGTACCTAAAATACTAGAATCAAATACTAATGGTTTTTTATTTACTTCTTTTAATTTGTTACCTACTTCAATATATCCGTTTCCATCTGATACTCTTGAAAGCAATGAAATATTTTCAAGTAATTGTACATGTGCAAGATATAATCTTGTCGGTGTAAGGTTTACAGCAATTGCTTCACCCATTTTAGTACCATCTGCTTTTTGTAAATCAACTGGTGTAAAATCAATTTCAATTCTTCCACTGAAACTTGTAACATCAACATAATGTCCGTATTGTGTACCAATACTTTGATTATTGACTAATTCTGTATTTTGAATTTGGTCAATTTGAATACTTCTTTCGCCAGAATTTTCTACACGGAATCCTTTAACATATGCAACGCCTTGACCTACAAGTGCATGAACTTCACTATCACTTGCTCCTTCTGGTATTCTGTCGTCACTTGAAACTGGGAATTGTTCTAATACGTAGTTACCTGACTCTTCGTATGTTCTTCGAGCCATTTCCTCACCGAGGATATTATATTGAGAAACATCTCTTAATCCAACAGCGTTTCCGTTTTGGTAACGAATAAGTGAGAAGAAGTCAGAATCTTCTGCAGCTTCTGTAGGAGTTTTAACAACAAGTGTTGGTGTTAATTTTAATCTATCTGCACCAGGTGCGTTTTCGTTTTTAGAACCGTATGCATTATCAAATAATGAGTCGTCTTGTAATGCATTGATTTTAGATTCTGTTACTTGGAAACCTACTGATTTGTCTGCAGGTGTTTCACTATAGTTTTCAACAATTAATGTTTGCTCTGATGCAAATATGAAATGTCCTTTTTGGAAAATAATACCTGGTGACATTTGAATACCAAATGCTTTACCAACGTTTCCAGTTCCACTTGCAACGGCATTACCAGCTGTTGCTGAAAGTACGACTTCACTCGATGGTTCATTAGACTCTTGAGTTCCACGTTTCTTTCTAAATACAGTAATAGTATAAGGTTCACCATCTGTAAACTCTGTATATGTGGTAGCTGCATCAGCTGGAGCTAAATACTTAATCCAATATGTACTTGGTTTTGCTGTACGATTTGTACCTGATACTGCTTTAATAATTTGAGCACGAAGTCCAGATATGGTACCTTGCATAACATAAACTTCATCAATTTCAATAGCATCGCCACCTGGGTCTTCAATAACTACTCCACTCTGATAAAGCTCTGGGTTAACAGCTGCTGTATTATCAATTTTAACATATCTTAAGTCTTCGTAATTATTAAAGGTACAACCTTTTACAATACTTCCTTCTTTGAATATGTTATCACCAAACTGTTCAATTTGGTTTTGCAGAATGCTTTGTAACTGTGTAAGCTCACGAGCTTGAACCGCAAATCCCGGCTTAAACAAGATTCGATTGAATTGTTTATCTTGGTCGTAATCGTCAAAATATGGCGATTGGTTGAGATTTGTGTTAATAGGCATTTATTTTATTTCCTTAAAATTCCAGTACAAACTTAAATTCCTCACGCGATAGGTCTGTTCTAGCTAGTGGGAAGAAGTTTTCCATAAAGTAAACTTCACCAGTTTTCTGCATATAGTTTGATAGCGTAACATTAGAGGCTACCGGACTATTTATATTGATTGTTTGGCCAGTTTCATTTCTAAATGGTAAAGTTAAATCTAATGGTACGTCGTTTGTTGTTGCGTTGTCGTGTAATGTTGAACCTGTTGAAGGATTATTTGAATATGGTCCTAGGTATTCAGCAAGATAAACTGTATTTGCATTTTCATCAATTTCGTGCACCTTTGCGCTAAATACTGTTTCGTTATTACTATCAACTTGGATAACAGTACTATTAGCAGATAGTTTATTGTATTCATCTGTTACTACTGCTATTCTATTATCAAATACTAAATCTGTAAATCCTGTGTCAAAGTCGGGTGATCGCACAATACCTACACCACCGTAAGTATTTACATCGCCGATTTTTGTATTATCTTCTGCTGTAATATATCCATACATCGAAAAGTGTTTACATTTTAATTCGTCAATCATGCTAAATCCATGACCACCTGGTGGTGATAAACGAGGTCGTATCAATGCACGAATATCTGTAGTTGTATTATCTTCAGGTAAAAATTGATTTGCGCCTGGGTCTACAATTCTGCCAGTTGCATTTGTATATCCATTACCTTCATCTAGTACAGTAACGGTCGTAATTCTATTGTTAACAATATTTGGTATTGCTACTGCTCCAGTACCATCACCAATGATTTCTAATTTTGGAAGTATTTTAAAGTTAGCATTACTATCAACACCTGCTAAATCTGGAGTAGCTACTCCAGTTAAATATTCTGCACCAACTCTAATTTCTGCATTACCTGTTAATTCGTTGTACCTATAATAGGTAATCTCAAATAAGCGTGAAACTCCATTAGCAGGGTTCGTTGTATACATGAATTGGCCAGTAAAGTAATTTGTTACTGGACTCCAATCCGTAAACGGTGTTACGATAATTACACCAGAGTTATATGGTGTTGCAACAAGTCCACCTCTGTGTTCTTCATATCCAAAATTATCTCCTGGATTTTCAACAACTATATCCGAAACTGTGCTAAGTGTTGGTGGTACTGGATTATTTGGTACTGGTGTTGGTACAATTGGAACATAACCAATTGCATTATAAGCATCAAATTCTATTTGAGATATAACATACATATATTTCCAAACGTATCCATCAGCTGTAATATAAATTTGATTTGTATTTGTTACATCATAATTTGGCGGTGTGGATGCTGTTCCGCCATTATTGTTATTTAAACATTTATAAACTCTATAATCACCAGTATCGTTATCGTTTGGACCTACGACTGCATAAAATCTTTGGTCTGTTAAATTAACATTATCATCATACTCGACATATGTTTGACCAACCTGCCAAGGATAATATTTAACCATAAAATGGATGTCTGTATTTAGAATTTTTTTACCAAAAAGCGTTCGTTCTAAAAATCCAATTTTAGAAGCTTGTGCATCTTCTGGTGAGAACGTATCAATGCCAGAAACGAAAACATAGTAATCATTATTAGCAAGGTCATCTATGAATAACCTTGTGACATCACTTTTAAAACTATTACTTAATATTTCTGCCATTGTGAGCTCGTTTGTAATTTATATTGGATAGAATTATTTATACACATCATCTACGTTCCAACTTTTATCTTAGGTCTTGGATATAGTTTACCAGAAGCAGGTCGTCTACCATTTAGAGTACCTCTTGGTTGTCCTATAAATTTACCAGCAGGGCCTTCTAAAAGAGTGTAATCCATATTCATTCTATATGGTGGTGTTCCTGCTTTAATACTTATGTCTTGTCCGCCGTTTGCAGCTCGTCCTTGAGTAATTCTCCAAACTGTTCCTGCACTGTAAAGTCTATCTGAATTAAAGTTACCAGCTGAAGGTAAGTTTTCAAAATCTACTAACTCTTCGTCTGCAATAATGTCTAGTGACTTTCTAACTGCTAATTCTTTAAATTTATCTTGAGATGGATAAGTAAATCTTTGACTAAAAAATTCATCAATTATACAAGCACCAACTCCTGCAGCTTGAGGTGCTGCACAACTTGTTCCGCTAAAATAACCATATTTACCATCATTAAAAGAATATATTGGGTTTGCAGTCCATGTATTTGCACCCATTCCGCATAAATCAATTCCTTGTCCTCTAGAACTATAATCGTCCATTAAAGGATTTGCTACACTATGTTGTGATGCGCCTATTGTAAATGTTCCTGGTCTTCCTTCACTATAGCTTCGTGCTGGCCATCTTGTTGTAGCACTAGAAAATGAATTACCGGGTTGTAAATCGAATGCATCGTAACCTTGCGAGGTGTCTCGTTCTATCTCAATTAAACCAGACCCTGCAGCAATTACTACTGATGTATTCCATGATGGATGGTCTGAACGAGAAAAAATATTTCCATAATTTCCTGCACTCTTAAATGAGTATATAGAACCGTCTGTAGTGAAACTATCCCAGATAGGACCTAAAGGATTAAATGTTGTTGCAAACTGTGTACCGTAACGTCCGCCAAATCCCCATACAACACACCATTTATCTGTACTATCATTTGGGTCATTAATAACTTTTGGATAAATTCCATTGTCAATAAAAACACTTAAGTCAGTTCCCCAACTACTACCTGGTCTATTAACTGTTGTTGCATTATTATCAGCATCATAATATGTTAAAGATTGAATATCATTAATGTATACTGCTTGAGTATTTTCTGCATTAGTATATCCATAAGCACCAGTAACAATTGTTGCGTTACGAACTCCTGTGACTGGATTAACTGCTTTAGTTTTATGCCATTGTAATATTGCGTTATATCCTTCTGCAAGTCCGTCTTCTGTATAAATGACTCTAAGGCTTGATGCTTTGGCCCATCCGTTAAAAGTTCCACCTGCTGCACTTAATACGCCTATAGCATGAGATGAAAAACAATCTAAATTATCTGTTATTTGTTGTTGAGAAACTAAAGCACTATCATAGTCTTCCCAATCCATTCGAACAAATCTACTTCTTTTATATTCAACACGAAGTAGACCACTCATGTTGCTATGATTTGAACATATGTATCTTATATTTGTGCCAGGAATTCCTACTAATAATGACGTAGCTTGTTCGTATGTCATTGCAGAAGTCGGTTCAAAAACAATAACGTTTCCACCAGCCGCTCCTGTATACCCACCGTTATTTGTAAGTGCACTTGATATATCCATTCCATCAGTAGCTTGGATTTCAAATGGATGCATTGAACCTTCGCCGTTTGTAATTCTTAATGTATCACCAGGATACATAGTAATAGCTGGGTCGGATGCATTTGAATGTGTCGTTGCTCTATCTGTTCCACTAATAACCCAATTGTTTGTACCGTCAGCAGTGGCTGTAAGCTCTATTGTAATAGCTTCGCCTAAAAGTTTTGAAGCTTCAGACCCTAACATAAAATCAGGATGTGTTGGATATTCGTCATATAAAGGACTTCCAGTTCCAGCTTCCATTGCAACTATATCAACAAATTGTCCTGCAAAGTTTTGTTTAATATCTGCAGATACTCTTCTGTCTTCGTTTTCAGGTGAACTATTAAAGTATCCTACATTGCCAGAACTTGATGTAATATTATCATCGTTCATGTTACCAGTAAAATAAAACTGTGTTCCACCAAAATCTGCACCATTGAGATTTTGATAACCAGATGGCAAAGACCCTGTAATCAATTCTGCACTTCTTTCTAATACTGGAGGATTTGAATAATATAAAGTTGGTTCTACTTGTATAGGAAGTTCTATACCAATTACTTTTTCGCTTTCATTGAGTGTATTAACTTCATCTTCAGTTAAGAGCATAGAAATAATACTATCAATATTACTCAAATTACTTTTGACAGTCATTCCTGCAGCTTCGTTAGCTAAAAATTCAGGTTCATCAGTACCTGGCTGAAGCATTACGATGTAATTAGTTTTTTCCATTTATTATGACTCTAATTTAAGTACTGTAATTGTAACATCCATATCTGTTGAACTACCTGTGTTATTTGTAATAGTCATAGGTAATTCTGTTTCGTTGTTGTCTAGCCATCCGTAAATAGCAGGAGTAACTTTAAATGTAGTATTTGGTGAAGTCGCAACAAATTCTGCAATAACACCTGCACCTTCTGGTGGGTCATCTGCTGCAGACCTGTTTAAGTCAGCTGACCTTGATGCAGTATCTGAATATATTCTTATACGACATTCTTTTTCAGCAACTATTTCGTAAATTGCAAATGATTTACCACAATTTGTAAATTCTAAATAGTCTAAGTTAGCAAATGAAGATGTTGTCTGTGTTTCTGTTACACGAGAAAGGCTTCCACCTCCACCACTTGATGATGGGTCAGAAATAACAATATCACCAATCATCGATGAGTGAGATGTACAAATATAATGGTATGTTCCGCTTATATTTCCAGGAACTTTCCAGTAAAGAGTACCTTCGTATTTACCTTGAGCATTAGAACCAGTAGATTTAGTACCATCATTTCCGTAATGAACAAGACCTGTATTATAAGCAGTTGTTCCATCAGGTTGTCTGATTTCAAATGGGTGACTTGAAGTAGCACCATTTAATTCAAAACCTATTGTTTGTCCAGCTTGAACATAAACTGTTGGATTATCACCAGGTAGTTGGTCCATTGTGTATTTTGAACTATCAGGTCCAACAACATAGTAAGTTGAAACAGCAGTGGCTGCCATATCGTGAAGGTCAAGGTCAGCAGTATTAACTTCTGTTAATCCTGCAAGAGTAGATGAACCACCCCCTCCACCAGATGCACTTAATACACCGTTACTAGCTGATAAATTAGTACCTGCAATTGCTGCAACAAAATCTACAATTGATTCTTTCTTAGAAGCATTAGAATCATTAGCATCAATAAATCCAAAACTATCTGCAGCTACGTCTATTGCACCAGCTGATAAACTGTTAAGGTCGGTGCCACCACCGCCTCCACCACCAGATGCGTTAATTGTAATTTCATCATTGTTTGCATCAGTTGTAATTGTAACATTGGAACCAGCTACAAAAGTAATACTATCTTCAGCTCCATCAGCTACGATATCACTTTGACCTGCAACGGAGATTGTTTTAAATGCTTCATTAACATTACCACCTCCACCGCCGCCAGTTGCTTGTTGAACCCAAGTATATGTACCATCAGCATTTGTTTTTAATACATAATCAGCTGTTTCTGAATTTGTAATATTACCAGAATAAACATAAGACGCAAGAGGGTCTGTGTAATTAGTAATTGCTCCTTCTGAAGTATCAGCAAGAAGTCTTCTCCAAGAACCGTGAGCATAATACAGTGAGCCAGTATCGTGAGCATGGCCAATAGCTCCGTGATATGTACTTGCGTCAACTGCATCTAATAAAACTTTTGTGTCATATAAGAATGAAACTTTATGAGGTTCACCCGAAAGGTCTAAATTTCCGTTAGAATCGAATATGTTGGTAAGCGTTGTTGCATTACCATAACTGAAATATATTTCGTTAAAATTGTCGTTTACTTTATCGAATGCATTACGTAACGGGTCACCTGACCCATCATTCGCTGATGCTCCGATATTAATTGTTTGCTTGGCCACAGCAGAATCTCCTTTGAATTATTTAAATATTTATTATGCTAATACATCATCAACTGTAACTAGAGTACTATCAACACTAAAGTTTGTAACATCTGCAGATAATGCATCTGTATTTGCTGAATCTAATGGTGTACCCGTGCCGTCGTCATTGAATAACCTAATAAATCTTGGTTTTGTGCTTCCTGGTATATCGGCTTTGTAAATAAAATCGCCGAACATTTTTGCACCAGCTAAATGCACATTTTCTTTTAGTAATTTTTCGTATTGACTTTTATCTAGAGTTGATTTAATTTGATATGAATACTCTTGATAGAAATCACTGTCTTGTATTCTCATTCCTGAGTTATAGTAAGTATCAATTGCTGCACTGTTTGCAGCTTGAGTTGTATAACCATTAATGTGAGATGAGTAATCTTTCCAGAAACCTTTGTTTTTACCTTGTTGTGTTGCTTCAATTGTACCAGATGCTAATACAAGGTTTGCATCGAGTGGGTCTCGTAATGTTCCGTCGTCACCGTTAACATAGGAAAATCCTGAGTTGGTAATTGCAACTTCGTTAATATAACCCAATTCATATTCAACTCGTGCATTAATAATTGCATTATCACCATATACACGACTTGAATAATCTATGCCAACACCCGCAACTGAGAACGAATCATTATTTTCTCTTATAATATTATCTAAACCATTAAATCCTTCCCAGGAATTTGGTAATATATAAAGTACACCTTGCGTTGTATCTACTGAAGTAACCTGAGCAGTTTTATTTGTATTTGCTTCTGTTATTGTTTCGCCAGCGTTAAATACTACAGATTCTGTTGGTGTTGTTAATCTAACAATTTGGCTACGCTTATTAAAATTAGAAATTGTATCATCTTTTGCTCTTGCAAATACATCAAAACGATAATCAGAACCTGGATTAACATTTTCAAATACTTTTATACTACCGATTTCTATACCTGAAGTATCAAATGCATTATCTAATGGTGTACTAAGATTTACTGGACTTACTGAACCTGACATCGGAAAAGTTGCTTCGTAATCTGGAGCATTAATCGATGTTGATAAATGTGGTAAAATAACGTCAGTAATAAGATTAACAGTTTCTACATCTGTAATAACTGCATAAACATCTGTATTAGCATCAGGTGGGTTACCTTCTGGATATAACTGAGCTGGAAATGTAGCAGGTGATGAATTATTATAATCAGAAACACCTTGTTGTATTCCGAGGTTTAACAAATCAATATTTGGACTACGATCTAATGTGCTAATTGCTGAGCCGTCAAATTGTCCAGCAGTCATTTTAACACCAATATTATATTGGTTTTGTCCTATAACAATACCTTCGTTACCACTTGTATCTCTTAATCTTTCGTATGGTTCAAATTGTACTTGATTTGACGAATCAGTATTAATTGCCTGATTTGAAACTAAAAGGCTTGTATTTGCAACTGTATAACCATATCCGCCATTTACATAATCATATAATACGACAGCTCCAGCTGATGTAGTAACATCTGTAACTATACCTTCTCCACCAACTCCTCTGTCTGCAGCTATAAGAACCTGATCGCCTATTTGCTTATTTGGTTCTCTTGCTTTTGTTGAGTCAACGTTAAATCCACTTAATGAGCCACCAACAGTACCAAACTCTACTTGTTTTCCGCTGATGTTTGTATAAATCTTATCGTACTTAACAAATACTCCATTAACATTATCAATGTAAATAACAGGTGTGTATATTCCGTTAATTAAAATTGAATTGATTTTGCTTACTGAAGCTTTTGCTTGTGAAACTGAACCTGTAATAACACGAGAAATTAAATCTGCATAAGTGTATTGATTACCTTCAGTATCTGTAAATAAATTATCGTTAGGAAGCATTTGTAAGAAGTTGCCTTCTTTCCATTCAGAGTTTGAAACTTTCAACATTCTGTTAGAAGGATAAACTACTTCAATATCAAATTCTTTATAGAATGTTGCAAAGAATAACTCAATACCAGCCTTAGTACCTTTTCTTCTATAAAGGTCTAATACATTCTTAACAAGGAATGGTACAATACTTTCTTTTAATTCGAGGTCAACTAAATATTTGTTTTTGAAGAAAATAAGTAAAGATTTAATTGTTGTATCAATATCTTTATATTCAAAAAATCTTCGTGATACATAAGTCGATTGATTAGTAGTAGTTTCTAACCATTTATAATAATCACGAGCTAATTGAACCAGTTCAGGTCCATCTTCACGATAGACAGCAGGGAATTGCTGATTAATAAAAAAGCTTATACTTTTTTCTATCTGTGAATAATCTTCAGCCATTTTATTTTCCTATATTAATAACTACTGCTGCCTGATAAAGAACTGCCACCTAATGTTCCAATTGCAGATGACGATGATGTCGTTCCGCTCGTTGGTTTTTCGTCAAGTACCATATTGACTTGTACATCCTCGTCTCGTATAATAAACACTCGACCTTTTGGTGCTTGATATGTAGAACTCTTTGCTCTTACCATAATTTTAATTGAGCTTCCGTCAAACGCTTCAACCTCAATTGCATTTAATTTAACTAAACCTAACTTATAATCTACTGTACCTGCAATTGGTTTAAATACTACGGGGTTTGTAATATCATCTGTAATAAGCATTAAGTTTCCAGCACCATCGTCTTGTATATAAACACATGTTCCATCTATATCAAATGGTGTACTCTTAACTGCAGGTTTATATTCTTTAAATCCGTTTGCTTCTCTAAATGGATATGGTTTAACTAATTCAGTTTCAAAGTTAAATATTGGTGTTTCTCTATTATTTAATATTGGACTCCAGTCAATAATTGGCATTACTGTTAGTCCTGTACTTAATAGTGCTGTATCAATTGCATCAACTTGTGCTGCTAATTTACTTGCTCTTAATTTTGTATTAAAATCTTCAAGCGTATTTTCTGAATAACTGTTAATAGTACTTCTTACTAATGCTTCAAGTTCGTCTTTTGATTTTTCTGTACTCTTGTTTGTGTAAACAATATCAGCAACAACATCTGCGTATATAAATTTAGTCTGTACAAATATTGGTTCAATACCTAACGGACTCTTTTCAGATAAGTAATTAATATAAGTATTTGCAAGTGTTGAACTAATTAATGTTGTTTCTGAATCTAAATAAACAGAAATAGCAACACGACCAAATTGAGGTGGGTCTAAATCTTCACCACCATAAGCACTTACTGCTGTAATCTCTGGGAATGCTTGTTGTAATAATATTTCGTAATCTTTTGTCGTTACTGCACGTTCTTGCACTGATAACGCTTTAGGAGCAAAGTATCTAATAGATTCCATACTCTCACGCTCTAATCCTCCAGCCGCTGCAGAAATAGTTGTTACATTAATTGTAGCGCCTTCAATAAAGCTTGTACCAAATGCGTCTGCACCATTTGCAGTTTCACCAGACGTAATACGATATCTTACTCTTACATCTTCAAACTCTTCTGGTTGTAAACCAAATTCGTTTTTACCAAAATAAACTGCATATCTGTTATCTAAATAAGGCTCTAAATAAAATACTTTATCGTCAGGTTTAACGCCATAAATTGTATTAGCTCGAGTAAATATATTTCTGTCTTCTGTTTCTTCTGCATCAACAAAGACAACGATAGAGTCTGTATCAACTTCGTCGTTTGTTAATTGAACACGAAGTACTCCATCAGCATCAACAATAAATCCTTCTCTCTGGAATGATGCTAACATTGACCCTTCAAAAATTTCTACGTTATCTGCTACATAAACATTAGGTGCTGTTCTTCTTGCAACATATGTTTGATTAGTTACGAAGGTAAATAAATCACCTTGATAGTTTGCAGAAAAAGTAGTATAGGTCGGAATAGTAATTGTGCTCTCTGTTTGATTTTCATCTGTAATTGTAACTTGAACAACAGCTTTAGCAGATTTACGAGAACGTGGAATATAGTTTAATTCTTTTGCATGAGAAACGATTGAGTTCTTTAGGACGGCCGAGTCTAAAAACATCTCATTCATTGCCATGTTTGTATAATAATTATTTTGGAAGGTATTAAATGATAGTACATCAAGTAATGCACTCATGTTAGAACCTTCAAAATTATAATCTTTGAATTGAGTCTGCGTTTGCAGATATGTTTTAAACTGACTTTTTATCGAATCAAAGTCGAGTTCTGTAATTGGAGTTTTTGGATTGGCCATCTTATCTTATCCTTTCTAATATTAAATCAAGTGATATTGGTCTTTCAACATTCTTGATATAAAAACGTATATTTACACTAACTTTATTGTCGTCGTATATACTTGAAGCAGTTATGTCTATAATTTCTGCTCTTGGTTCGTAAATTTTAATAGTATCTGCACACCTGCTTTCTATAACTTTTAAAGTACCTGGAGTAATGTTTTCAAATAATAAAGCTCTAATACCTCCACCAATATAAGGTTGCATTAACCTTTCGCCTGGGTCAGTTAAAATTAAATTCTTAATGCTTTGTTTAACTGCGTCTTCATCTTTTAAAAGAGCTATATCTTTTGATATAGGACTAATCCTAAGGTCTTTATGAAAGTCGCTGTATAAATTTGGCTTTCTATTTATTGGTGTTTTTAAACTAATTGTCATCTTATTATTTCTCTAACATCTAAATGAATATGATTATCATATATAACTACACCTAAGAATCCAGATTTTTTAGCATTTTTAATAAAAACTGGAATCCAATCATTACCTTCTAAGTTATTGTATATGTTTAAAACCTCATCTATTTTCTTAAATGAGTCGTCCATTTTAATATCTATAACAAGTCCACTAAGGTGAGGGTTATCATTTTCCTTTTTTAAGGTATTTTGATTATAATCTGGACTTACCCAGCCATTTGTTATAGTTATTGTACTACCATATATTTTTTGTAATCTTTGAAGATATACTTTAACATCCAAATCTAAATGTGTATATGCTGGTAAACCTACACCTTTTCTTCATCGAATACATCACCTTCAAGTTTAAAAGTGCTATCAGAACCTTTTATTACACTCATGCACTCAGGCAAGTTTTTATAATCTTCAGCTTTAATTTCTTCAACATCAATTTTTTCATAACCAGGAATTGTTTGTCCAGCACTTCCGTCACTATTCCATATACTATTTAGGCTATTTATGTCTTGCTGCTTCTGTTCTTTTGAAAATCTTATTGCTCCATTACGAATTGCAGTGGAAGTATTTTGATTTCCAATAGCTTGTAATCTCTTAATAACTCTTTGATATCTATTTCCGTAGTCATCTAATGGATTCTTAATTTCATTAACAAGTGCTTCAACATTACTTGCAAGAGCACAAAAACGTGCAACCAAGAATTGCATTGTTGCTAAATCCATTTGCTCAAATAAACCAAAGGCGTAATCCATAAACCCTTTGAGTTTATTTTTCATTTTCTCTTGTTGTTCTTTTGTAAGCTCATTACACATACGCTCTTTACGAGTCATTATATACTTTGTATGAGATTTGTCAATACCTACAACTAAATCTCCTATTTGGTCCATAATATCAAAGTTGTTAATTGCTGCCATTATTTTTTCATAAATTTTAACTACAGAATCTATAATTTTTTCTTGGATTTCTTTTACTAATTTTTTAACAACTTCTTCTTCCAATACTTCAAGTGGATTCATACCTTCGTACTTACCAAGAAGTGCTTGAAATTTAGCATATGCTGCAGCAGCATCTTGGATTATTCCATCTATTTCACCAATTAAATCATAGAAAGAATCTATAGTATTAAACAAATTATTCATACTATTACAAAAACCGCCTAAAATACTTTCGTAAATATCACCTTGGTAATATCTGTCTAAATTAGAAAGTAAAACATCTGGTGTTTGATTAATAATAACGTTTGGCGAATAATTATACGATTCCATAAAATCAGCCATCTCAAGCTGCGTAACATTACCACGATTCCATCTATTATCTAAAGATGGATAATTTGAAGAGTCATAACTTCGAAGCGAACCATTAATATAATCAACACTTTTACCAAAGTCATTACCAAATTTATTAATCATATTTTTAATTGGATTATTGTTTGTTTCTGCTACAATATTATCAGCAAGCTCTTGAGCAAAAACATCAATCTGGTTTAATGTATATGAGCCATCAGCGTTTACTGTAGGGCCAGGGTTAATTCTTTGCTGATTAAGATATGTTTGACTTCGTCTGTCTACGCAACTACTAGCCATTATTCTTCAGCCTCCATTGATTCCGCAAATCCTAATGCATAACCTAAAGCAAAGTAACCATTCGGTACTATTGAAACGCCGTGACTTGCTGGTTGAGGCATTTGAATCCTAGGCATTCCCAATCCACCCTCTGGCAATATATTAATATCAAACCCTGTTAATGCAACTAATGGCGATGTAAGTACTGTAGCAGCAAAACCTGGGCCATTTCCTTGTGGGGCCACAGCACCTGAAATTATTCCTGGAGCAGGTGGTGCAATTGGTGTAGAAACACCCGGTGGATTCATTAGAGGTAGTGTTGGAAATGCTGGTGGAGCTACCGGAGCAGTGCCACTTGGGGCACCAGAGCCTACAGGACCAGTATAAGCCCAAGCAGATAATCCTGCAGTACTAATTCCAAAAGCAGTTATTGTATTAGCAATAACAGCGCCAGGAACTGTTAAGGCTCCAATTTGCCCGCCAGTAGCTAATAGTTCAACAGTATTAACTGCACCTGCATTCCATAAACCACTGAATGAACCGTTTGCCGAAAGCATATTTACTGTTGGTGAAGTAACACTAAATCCTCTAGATGTCTGTGACCCTGTACTTCCAACTAATGGAGTTAGTGATACGGGTGATGTTCCTAATGCAGTATTAATAATACTTCCAATTGCATATATGTGAGTATCTGCAGCTGATGTTAAACGAATTGCTTTATTTGCATAAGCACTAAATGTAAGCATTGCCGTATTTTTAATATGGCCAGAAACGTTATTGATTTGTTTTTCTGCTTCTATCTGTACTTCGTTTCTACCAAATATTGTTACTCTATCTGCATTGCCTTCAATTTTAGTTGAAGCACCACGCATGAATAAATGGCCACCAACATTATGATATGATTGACCACCCACTGTAACTTCGTTTTCGCCGTGAACAATTCGTTTATAGTTACCCATAATTTCTTCTGTCTTGTTACCTTTAACATAGACATGAGAATTACCATTAATCGTAACTACTGAATGACCTGAAGATTCATGTTTAGTTCCAATATTAACTTCATAGCGATCACCTTGCGATCGCTCTTTAAATGCACCGATAGCATCTATTTCAATATATGCACCAGACTTATGTGTAATTGTAATACGCTCTGCGTTTGGCGTATCATCTAATTCAATACTATGACCACCTCGTGATTCAATAACTCTATTAAATGGATATCGTGCTGCATAAGCTGGAGGTGGTTCACTCCATGTTGTATCTGAATCTGCTATTTTTTGTCTTTGTACTGCGTTTGCATCACGAGGACCAATATATGTATTTTCTAAATCTTCAGCACGTTTTAATCTACTTGATTGTACTTCACCAATATCTTTAGGGGCACCAAGCCATCCTAAAATAGCTTTAGCAAATGGTGGAATAACGCCGATACCATCTTTTGCCGGTGATTCTTTTTCAGTATACTGGCCAGGAATAAGTCCAAGTATTATTGGATGTTGGCCTTCTTCACCATCTAAAAACATTCCAAATACAAAAGAGTTAAGTGGTGGTGGAGTTGGATTTTCATCATAGTTACCTACAACACATGTTGCCCAAGGTAATGCATCAGTAGAAACTTCATCTTGTGTTCCGTGAATACCAAATGCACGAACTTTAACGCGGCCCATAAAAGCGCCATCTAAAATATCTTCGACTTTACCTACAAAAAATAATGGATTACTAATTCCTTTACCTGCCACTTCTTAGAACCTCCACTTTCTTTGTCGCACGCTTACCAGTATCTTTACCTGCATCCGACCAATCATATTTAAACATTTGTAATACAGTTTTTAATATACCATTAGAGACATCGTTTTCAACATTAGTAACTAAAAATCTTCCGCTTAGTTGTGGATTTTCAGTTTTATCAGTTGAAACATTTTTTGCAGATGTATTTACTCTAACAATATCACCAGCACTAACTTCAAGTCTTCCTTCTGTTACACCAATAACTGAAGTAGCTTGAGCATGATTTTTATAAAATGTTCTTTGTGCTGCTAAGTTTCTAAAATTTGTTTCTGCTCTAAAAGCTTTAGAACTGTTATCGTCTTTATAATCTCTAATAATCATATATTGTCTAGCATTTTCATCAGTAAATGTTTCTTTTATAAAATCTTCTGAGTGCCTATCATTTTTAATAGACGCACTTTGTCCAGTTATATCTTTAAATTTAGGTAAGAAATTTTCGCGATAATTATAGTTATGTCTTTTGTGTGTTCGTTTTAAAATATCAACTTCAACTATCGTTACATTATATGCACCGCTTGCCATTTCATTACCGACATCAACTCTCAATGGATTACCAAATTGTGAAAATCCGGTAATTTGTTCGTAAGAGTCATCTGGGTCTAAAGAAATAAATGCGGCATAATTAAATGTAGCAATTGGATTATCAGCTCCGTATAGATAAAGCCATTCATAACTAACAAAATAGTATCCATCGTAAGTTTCAAAAAATCTAAAAGACGAACCTGCGTTTGGTTCTTTACCGAATGTTCTTCGAGCTACAAATTGTATCGCTTGTGCTGGAGTCATATCAGGTATTGTAAGTTGCATAAGCTCTTCAGTTTTTTCAATAATAAGATGTCGGCCGGGCGAATTTTTTAAATTATATTTTAAAGTTCCAGGTGGAAATTTTTTTTCTCTTGTTGAATAATTAATATAAGGCGCTAATTTCTCATCTTTATGATAATATTTTGTAAATATTTTTTCTACAATACTGCTTGCGGTTTCATTTATATATGCTGTAATAAAACTTCTTTTACTTGCTTCAAAGCTGGTTTTAGTTACCCAATGTAGAGTATATGCTAATCCGCTTTGGTCATCGCTAATATTTACATCATCAACTTTATATACGTGACAATCTAAATCAATTTCTGTTTGCATATCATAAGATCTTATAACAAGATTTAAAGTTTCTTCTCCTCGTATAGGCATTTCTTCTAAAAGACCAATACTGTCATAAACTTCTAATGTGCCTGAAAGCGCTGAATTATTTACTGACTGAGAAATTTGAAAAGAAGTAATCATAGCGCGAAGATTAGCATTTTCTTTATGGCCAATAGCATTACCAAACTTTGCTATTTCGGCAGATATTATTTCGCATCTTGAAGGATTAAATGCTCCTTTTTGTTCCATAATTATTCACTCACTGCAGCTGCAAATTCTTTCGTAAGTTGCCTTAGATAACTATTATCAAATAAATAAATCTCTTTCTTATTATTGTTTAATGTTTCTTCATATTCGTAAATACGATAAGGTTCCCATTCATCTGGGATAATTCTTTTAATAATAATTTTTTGCCCTAGTTCCGTTCTCATAATTACTCTATCTTCTCTACGTAGATAGATTGTTCTAAACGATTCAGGTGCTAATAAAATTTCGTCTACTGATGCCATTTGTTATACCTTCTTCACATAATAAATGATGTTATCGTCGTTGTTAGGGTCACGAGTCCAGTCAATAACATCTTCTCCAACTTCACCAGATTGTTCTGTATATTTTTCTACTAAATAATCGTTGAATGTTTGTGGGTCCATCGGCCATTCGTGGTATGGGTCAATAATATTGTTAGCCATATAAACTAACCAAACATAATCTACTGAACCATAATAGAAGTTTGCTATGTCTTCTGCACGTTCACCTTCTGAAACTGTATAAGGATAATATAGGTATGGATTGTTAGATACAGCACGAGTGAAGTTAGAGCGTCTAGAAATATCTCTTACTCTACGACCTTCATATTCGATTATTGGAAACTTTTCAAAATATTTCATTATACCACCCGTTCTCCAGGTCCTACAAAGCCTGGGTTGAAGTCAGTCATTCCTGCAGGTAAATCTTTGGAAATTGTAATATTTTCACCGCCTGTTTTAGATTGTCCGCCATAATCTTCGGATGTATGAATTGCAAGTTCGCTGAATGATATTGATAATGATACGCTTGCTGGTCTTCCGCCTTTCAGTATTTCTGGAATTCCACCTCCGCCATAATCTACAGTAACATTACTAACCATACAACGTTTAAATCTCATAAAATGTTCTTCGTCGACACCTAGTAAGTAAAGTTCTACAATAGACGGATAATTCAAAAACGCTTTTGCTGTTATACCTCCAGCTCCTGCATCCTCTGTTGTAGGTAAAGATTTTTGTTTTACTAAATTCACAATTTCTTTAATCATTTGTGAATCAGTTCTATTGCTTGGAAATAAATCCCAGGTAAATGTAAAGTTACGTAAGTCAACACCCGAGAATGATAATGTCTCTTGTGGGTTTACAGTACGCTCTCCAACAACTGCAATTGATTTTGCAATTTCTCCACTGATAAAGTTACGAGCTAAATAACCAGCCATTGCTGTAGCTTTTTGACTATCAAAATTACCAAGAGCAGAAGCACTATCTTTTAAAGCTTGCAACATAGTTGCACCATAACCTTCTACGTTTGCTTTCTGGCCCATCATACGACCATAATTATTAATATTGCTAAGCATTGATTCTGCTGTGGTGCTAATATTACTTATCATACCATCAATACCACCACCATCATCAAATTGTGCAAGTCCACTTGCTAAACGCTCATATAAAAAATCACGTTCAAATTGTTGTACTCTAATATTTTGAGTATCATTTAATGTTCTTGGGAATGGTAATTCGATAGCAGTTGATGATGTTACTGCAGGTAATCCTATATTTGGGTCAGCTGCTTGTGCTGATAAAGTTTGTAAAAGATCTAAATTCTTATTTGCTCCAACACCAGTAATTTCACCTGGATTTTCTTTACTGTATACAGCAGCAACACTACTTACATATTTTTGATAATTATAATTTTTAAATATTAGTAATAGACCATGCGGCATTGGTTTACTAGGAAAAGAAAATACCTCTCCCATTGCCATACCATTCTTTCTCCCGTCATTATTATATTGACTTCGTAATTTAAGGAGCTCTGGTCGATTAGATTTTGCCATTTTTTTCTCTTTTTAATAAATAGTAATTGGATATTTTAGATTATTTATACGGAGTTGCGAAAATAGATTATGGCTTATAGAGGGAGATTTAAACCCGCAAATCCGCAGAAATACAAAGGGGACCCAACTAAG